ATATACTTTACTGGAACAACATTGCTATCTTGAAATAGAAGATTATGACACTGCCTGTCCATACATTGTAACTGTAGAAGAGCAGTCACAAAAGGTATTGTCAATTAGAAGAAACTGGAATGAGGATGATAAAACAAAACAAAAGAAAATGTTTTTTACTCATTACAGATTTGTTCCTGGGTTTGGTTTTTATGGACTAGGACTTATACATTTCTTAGGTAACCTTACAATGTCTGCTACTGCAGCAATGAGAAGTTTAATTGATGCAGGTCAGTTTGCAAACTTACAGGGTGGATTTAAAGCAAAGGGTGTTAAGGTTGTAGGAGATAATGACCCTATTGCTCCAGGTGAGTTTAAGGAAGTGGAAGCAACAGGTATGGACTTAAATAAGTCTATTGTAATGTTTCCATATAAAGAACCTTCCAGAACTTTATTTGAAATGATGCAGTTTGTTGCAGGTGCAGGACAGAAGTTTGCAGACACAACTGAACAAGTTATAAGTGAAGGCTCTAACTATGGTCCTGTAGGTACAACTATGGCTCTGTTAGAAGCTTCAAGTAAATTCTTTTCTGCAATACATAAGAGATTACATAAGGCACAGAGAGAAGAGTTTAAGGTACTTGCACGTATTGATTCAGAAAGTTTACCCCAGAGATATCCTTATGATGTCCCAGGAGAGTCTTCAGAAATATTTAGAACTGACTTTGATAAAAAGATTGACATTATTCCTGTAAGTGACCCTAACATTCCTTCGTCTGCTCACAGACTTATGATGACAAATATGGCAATGCAGGTAGCACAAAACGCACCTCCGGGTATGTTTAATATGGAAGCATTAAATAGAACTTTACTTAATGCAGCAAATATTCCTAACTTGGAAAACATTATGCCAAGTAAACCTAAGCCAATGCCACTTGACCCTGTTACAGATATTGAAGCAGCAACTAAGGGATTACCTATTAAAGCATTTACAGGTCAGAACCATGATGCCCATATTCAAATAAAGACTATGTTCTTACAAGACCCTGCTAATGGAGGTAATCCAATAATGCAAAGGGTAAGTCCAATACTTCAGGCAAACATACAGGAACATGTAGTAATGAAGTATCAGGAGCAAGTTAATGGTATGACAAAACAGATTATGTCTCAAGCTCCTCAAGGTGACCCTAACATGCAGAACCCTCAAGTTATTGAGCAAGTTATGGCTCAGGCTGCACAACAAGTTATGCAGGCAAATCAAGCAATGGCTCAACAAGGTGGTTCACCTGAACAACAAATGGTACAGATGGAAGCTCAAAGACTTGGTCTTGAAAAAGAAAAAGTTCAGGCACAGCTTGCAAAGGAAGCTACTGAGGGTGCATTAAAGAATAGAGACCTTGACCTTAAAGAACAAAAGATTGCCCTTGATGCTTATAAGATAGGAGCAGAAGGTTTACTTAAAGCAGAAGAAAGAGAAAAGGACAGAAATACTGAGCAGGCTATGAATGCAGTTAAAATGCTTGTTGACATGATAAAGCAGGGTGACAGTATTCAAAGTGCAGAAAGTATAAAGACTTCTGACGTTCTTATTAAAATGCTTGAAGATGCAAAAAAAGAAAGAGAATAAATGCTATCAGATGAAATAAGTAGAGCATTAGATAAAGAAATCGAAACAATAAAAAATTCCCTTGCATATGGTTCAGCTTCAGATTATCATACGTACATGAACTGTGTAGGTCGCATTGCAGGTATTGAATGGGCTAAAGCAGAAATTAAAAACATAACTAGAAAAATGTTAGATGAAGAGGATGACGATTAATGCAACAACCAAGTATGGGAGCAGCAACAAAGAATGATATGTGGATAACAGAGGAGCATGTAGAAGACCCTACAGTACTCCCTACTATTCCAGGATTTCATATTCTTGTAAGACCTATATCAATAAAAGAAAAAACAAAAGGTGGATTATACTTACCTGATTCTGTAAAGAATGACATTGCTTACTTAACTACAGTAGGTAAGGTTCTTACAGTAGGAGACTCAGCTTACTTAGATGAAGCAAAGTTTCCAAAAGGACCTTGGTGTAAAGCAGGAGACTATGTATGTTATGGTAAACATTCAGGTCAAAAGTTTTTTTATAAAGGTACTAAACTACTATTGTTATATGATGACCAGATTTCTATGGTTGTAGAAGACCCTAAAGATTTAGACCCAACATATAACTTATCAAATTAATTTCTTAAGCTTGCTTGCAAAGTAATTGAAATTAATATATAATCAAAAATATGCGTAAACTTAGTTTCGCAAACTATGGAGAAATGAATGACACCAGATAATGAGTGGTCTACGATTGATACTTCACAATCGCAAAATAAAGAAGAAGACAAAGTAGAGTTTGAAATAGAAGGTCAGGAAGAACAGGCAGTTGTAGAAACAAAGCCAGAACAGCCTGCACCAGAAGTTCAAGCAAAAACAGAGACAGAAGAAGTTGTACCTGAGAAAAAACCTGAAGCAAATTCTTCAGGAGCAGAAAAAAGAATAAGACAATTAGTTCGTCAGAAGAAAGAACGAGAGGAACAAATTGAACAACTTATTTCAAGGCAGGCAGAGCTTGAAGAAAGACTAAAGGCTCAACAAAAGGAAGCAGAAACTTCTTTTACCAAAAGTTTTGAAACGACTGAAGAGCAAATTAAAAGTCGTATTGAAATGGCAAAAGATGTTTATAAGCAGGCTTTAGAATCAGGAGACTCAAGTTTAATTGTAAATGCACAAGAAAACTTGAACAATGCTCAGAATGATGCTAATGCATTAAAGATTGCAAAGCAACAATATGAAACACAGAAACCTATTGTTACTGAAGCAAAAGAAACTGCAAAACCTACTGCAAAGCCACAGTCAAATGTAAAGTATGATAAGCTTGCATTAGATTGGGCAGGTAAAAATCCTTGGTTTGGTCAAGACCAAGTAATGACTACGTTAGCATTAGAACTAGACCAAACATTAAAAGGAGAGGGTTATGACCCTTCTGAAGAAGATTTCTATAATGAAATAGATAACAGACTTCGTCAACAATATCCTGAAAGGTATGGAGTTGACACTCGTCAGCAGGAAACGACATCTCCTGCTCAAGTAGTCGGAGGAGCATCACGCACTCCTTCATCCTCGTCTAAGGGCAAGAAGGTTAGACTATCTAAAGAAGATATGCGACTTGCAGAAAAATGGGGTATACCTCTTGAACAATATGCTGCAGAAAAGCTGAAGGTTGAAAAATCTGAAGGCGATTATACTACAGTTTACAATAAATAGTGTGGGGAAATTAAAATGACACGAACAAGTACAATGGCAAAATCACGTAATACTGAAAGTCGTGAACTCAATAATAGGGAACAGGATATGGAATTTAGAGAACCTAATATGCTTGAGATTCCAGAAAATGTTTCTAATCGTTTTAGAAACGAGGGCATGGCTCTTCGTTGGATACGTATAAATCTTCGTGGAAAAGACGATTATACAAATGTTGGCAAGCGAATACAAGAAGGTTGGCAATTTGTAGATATTAATGAAGTTCCTGAAATTCAACATACATCCTTCGTGAGGGATGAAGGTCGATATACTGGTGCAGTCTGTCGTGGAGACTTAGCATTAGCAAAAATGCCATTACAAAAAGCAGAAAATCGACAAAAGTTTTACGAGAACCAAAGCTCAGAAATGGTTGATGCAGTTAATCAACAATTAATGAGTCAAAATAATTCTCGTATGCCTATTAGAAATAATAGTAAAAGTCAGGTTACTAAGGGTAAGACACCTAGATTTCAAGATTAGTCTAGTGTGTAGTAGTCTTAGTGATTGTTAATTTTAATTTAAGGGAGAAAAACTATGACTACAAGTGCAGCATTGTTTGGCTTCTCACCATCTCGTAAACGTGGTAATAACCCAAATGCGATTGGAACTAATGAATATCCTATAGCTTCAGGTTATGGTGCAAATATTTTTACTGGTGACCTAGTAAGAATAAATGCAGGTAACTTAGAAGTTATTACAACTACTACTGAAGTAGTTCAGGGTGTCTTCATGGGTTGCAGATATGTTGAGAACGGCGAACAAAAATTTAAAGCCTACTTTCCTTCAGGTACTTCTACTACAGATGCCTATGGAATAGTTGCTGATGACCCAAACCAAGTTTTTGAAGTACAGGCAGATGCGTCTGTTACTGCAGGAGACTTGCATGGTTCTCAAAACTTCGGAGTTGTTCTAGGAGCAGGTTCTACATTTACAGGTAAATCTGGACATGGTATAGATGCTTCAACTAGAACTACAGGAATCGCAATGGTGCGTACACTGGATTATGTAAATGAGCCAGGTAACCAAGTAGATGTATCAGCAGAAAGAGCTTTTCTAAAATTAAATACTAGATTAGTTCAGCATACTGACAACTTCTTGACACCTATCGTTTCTGCTCCTGCAACTATTACAGCATATTTATTAGGTTAAGGGGAGGATAAACTATGGCGATAAATAGAGCAAGTATATCAAAAGAACTTCTTCCCGGACTTAATGCTGTTTTTGGCATGGAGTATGGAGAAGTTTCTGATGAGCATAAGCCACTATTTGAAGTTGAAAACTCAGATAGGGCATTTGAAGAAGAAGTATTATTTACAGGATTTGGTACTGCACCGACTAAAGCAGAAGGTGCTGCAGTTTCCTTTGATGATGCTCAAGAGTCTTTCACTTCAAGGTATACACATGAGACAGTTGCACTGGCTTTTGCGATTACTGAAGAAGCAATGGAAGACAACCTTTATGACACTTTTGCAAAATTAAGAGCAAAGGGATTAGCTAGAGCAATGGCTAATACTAAGCAGGTTAAAGCTGCAGATGTGTACAATAATGGTTTTAATGCATCTTTTGTAGGTGGGGATGGACAGCCTTTCTTTTCGGCTTCACACCCAACTATAGGTGATGGTAACCAATCAAATACTTTAGGTGCAACTGACTTGTCAGAAGCTTCTTTAGAATCTGCATTGATTACTATTTCTAAAGCAAAAGATGACAGAGGTATTTTGATTGGTCTTCAGACTCAGTCATTGCATATACCTTCTGACTTGGCATTTACTGCAGACCAAATTCTAAATAGTACAATGTCAACAACTATTGGGGTTAATCCAACAACTGCTGCAAATGGTGCAACAAATGTTAACGACATTAACTCAATCAGAAATCAGGGCATGGTTCCAGGTGGATTCTTTGTAAATAGAAGGTTCACTGATACGAATGCATGGTTCTTAAAAACTGATTGTCCTAATGGAGCAAAAATGTTTGTACGTTCACCATTACAGACAAAGATGGAGCCAGACTTCGACACAGGTAATGTAAGATTTAAAGCTAGAGAAAGATATAGCTTTGGTTTTTCTGACTGGAGAAGTTATTATGGAGCTTCAGGTTCATCCTAATAGATGACTGTAAGTTAATAACTTAATAAAAAAAGGGAGGGATAGCCTTTGCATCCTTCCCTATTTTTTTGTATAATAAATATATTAAGGAGAATTACATGTCAACGAATATTAGAACAGGATTTGTAACAGGCAGTGGAGCAGTATTAGATACTCTTTCAAGTGTAACTGTTGCAGATACAAGAGTAAGAGGTGTGTTTTTTAGTGGTGTAGGTACATTCCTTATTACAGGAAGTCAAACAAATGAAAATGATAGCACTTCAGGAAGTAATATAAAGTTTGTAGGAACTACAAATGTAAATGCAGGAGACATTATGATACCTGATAGTGGTGTAAGAATGATAGGTCCTGTTAAAGTTTCTGCTCCAACTTCAACTGCAACTATAACAGTTTTCTATGGCTAATTATACATATCTAGTAAATGACATAATAGAGACTACAGAGAATGATAACTCTGACTTTACTAGTGCTATACCTAAATTTGTTAATAGAGCAGAGTTAAGATTAACAAAAGACTTAGATGATTATGGTTTAGTTACTTATACTTCTGTTGCAGTTTCAAGTGGTAAGAATATTATTAACCTTCCTTCAGGAACAAGAATATTAAAAAACTTTAACATTAATAATTCAGGTACTAAAATAAATTTACTACAAAGAACTGATGAATTTTTAAATGACTACTGGGATGTAAGTGCAAGTACAGGAACACCTCAATACTATGCACGTAGAGATAACACAACTGTACTGATTGCACCTACTGCAGTGTCAACTGTTGATGGAGTAATAGTACATATATCAAGACCTACAACACTAAGCTCTGCATCAGATACAAATTACTTTTCAGACTTTTGTTATAATGCCTTGTATAATGCATCTATGGTAGAAGCTTTATTGTTTATGAAAAACTATGAAGCAATTACTGTATATGAATCAAGATATAAAGAAGAAGTTCAGGCTCTTCGTAATCAAGCAAGAAGAACTAGAAGAGACGATATGGAAACACCTGCAAGTCCTGCAGGAGGTGATAATACAATACTAGGGGGATTATAGATATGAAGTCTGTAATATTACAAAGAATAACAAAACAAGTAGCTAAAAAAAATGCTAAAAATATTACCAAGCAACAAGGTAAAAAAATTTTAGAAACAAAAAAGAAATTAAATGATGAATTAAAAAATGCAGGAAATACAGGCAGAGAAAAATATAATATCTTAAATAGAAAATTATCTGCAACTAACAATGTTAGTGAAGCAAATAAAATTATAAAAGATATGAAAAATTTTATTGCAGATGTAAAAAGTAAAACTAATCTAAAAGGAGCAGGAAGAAAACAAAAATTTGCAACATATCAAGAAGCAAGACAGGCAGCTATAGATGCAGGAAAGAAAACTTTTGGTTTTGGAGGTAGAAAAAATATACCTGTAGAAAGAAAAAGAGAAAAAAAACAAGATTTATCTGAATTAAAAAAAGGTTTAACCTCAGAAG